CCTCACCACGTGATGTGACAGAGACTGCCAATAGCATAGTTACTACGCCTGAATTATCAGCTACACCAACGACAGGCGACGTAGTATTGGATGATGCTGCACTAGCAGCTACCTTTATCGACCAAGCGAAAACCTTCGAGGCGCAAGCTAAAGGTCTTCGTGCACAGGCTAAAGCACTAAAGCCAGTAGCAAAAAAGCGATCCACTGCAACAAAGAAGCCTGCTAACCAATAAGGCTAAAGCCAAATGGCAATATATCAACGTGACCGCGATTTCCACCAAATGTTTGCAGATATTGAAGTAGATGTTGTTCCACTTAGGTTTGTCAAAGACATTACTTGCCATCTTAACGATGGTACCAAGGTTGTCTTGCACGAAAGTGATTTTACCCAAGAGGAACTTGAAACAGGCGACATCGAGACTATCATTAGAGGCTTACACTTCTATGATAGTCTGACAGATCTACAAGTGCGTATTGATTATGACCGTGTAGAAAAAGATGTTGTAATTGATGTAGACATACTCTTAAACAAGTTGAAAAAATGATCAGAGCAATAGTAGCATGTGACGCCTTGGGCGGCATAGCAAAAGACGGGATCATGCCATGGCCACATAACATGGCTGATCTCAAACACTTTAAACAATTGACAACTGACGCAATAGTTGTCATGGGCAGGAAAACGTGGGAGGCACCTGACATGCCTTCCCCCCTGCCTAATAGGACAAATGTTGTGGTTACCCGCAACACAGACTATCAACTAAATGAAGCCAGTGTGTTGAGTGATAACATATCTTTACGCTTGACATCACTTGCGCAAACTAATAAAGTATTTGTAATTGGCGGCGCTGCTCTTTTTGAGCAAGTGATTGATGATATTTCTATATTGCATCTGACACGCGTTGCTGGCGACCATGACTGTGACACATTTTTGCCAATGGACAAGATTGCTGCACAGTTTGTACTAATTGATAGTGTTGAAATAGACAGAACCACAAAGTTTGAAATTTACCTTACAAGGAAACTATATGACCTTTCTATCGGAACAACAATTTGACGAACACGGTAACATCGAAGTTTTTGTCAAAAAGCGTAAAATCCTTGAAACATTTGACCAACAGGCTGACGGTACAGTCAAAGGCCAGGCGCGCATCAAATTTGAGTATGGTAACTGCACTCGTGATGATGTTCTTGTTGTGGGTAACCTAGCCGCAGCCGAAGCAATGGTACTTGATGAAGGTGTGGTTTTTCCATGCTATGGTAGTCCGCCACTTAATCATATCGATGCAGATAGCCGCCTTGCACATTTGATTAGTATGGCGGCTGCTAATATCGGCACATTCAGCAAGCGTGGCAATGGTAATACAATTGTATGTCATCCAAGTTTAACAGAAACAGTGCGCGATTGCTTCACAAAAATTAAAACAATTCAACAATATGACGAAGAATCAGAAGACATGATTGATGTTGAGGCGCCATACTTCGCATCAGAGCCTGAAATTATCGAGACTGCTCTGGCCAGTAACGAGCAAGTTCTGGTACTTTATCGCGGCACTGATGACAGTGACCAGCCACTTATCTATGTACACGGCGAAGGATTGTTACTTAATAACAAAATTGCCGAAGTACACTATTACGGAAAGTTTGTAGATCTACCATGAAGCAATACCACAACCAATTACAACAAATTCTAGACAACGGAGAAACAAGGACAGACAGAACTAATACAGGGACCAAAAGTATTTTTGGTATGCAAACACGTTACAATCTAAAAGACGGGTTTCCAGCTGTAACAACTAAGAAGCTTGCATGGCGCGCTGTCGTCAGCGAGCTTCTTTGGTTCTTGGAAGGCAGCACAGATGAGCGGCGCCTGGCAGAAATCCTGTATGGCGATCGTGACCCAGCTACCAACACGATATGGACTGCTAATGCGCTTAACCAGGCAGTGGCATTGGGATATACAGTTAACGACGATTATCGCGCCCTGGGGCCAATTTATGGAAAACAATGGCGAAGTTGGGGAGCAGATGTTACTCGCAGTGGCGCCCATTTGGATCAAATTTCATCATTGCTACAGCAACTTCGTAATAATCCATATTCGCGACGCCACATACTTTCTGCATGGAACGTGGGAGATGTGCCAGACATGGCATTACCACCTTGCCATGTGTTAGTACAATTCTATGTGAGTGTTAATAACGAACTTAGCTGTCACCTATATCAGCGCAGCGCAGACATGTTCTTGGGAGTTCCGTTTAATATTGCAAGCTATGCGCTTTTGACACATATTATGGCACAGTTGACAGGATTAAAGGTTGGCGAGTTTGTACATTCCACAGGTGATACGCATATCTACTTGAATCATATCGACCAAGTAAAGTTACAACTGACCAGAGAACCAAAGAAGTTGCCCAAAATTATTATGCCGTCGTTTACTACCCTTGATGAGCTAATAGCTTTGCCTGTTGATGCATTCAAGTTGATGGGATATGATCCTCACCCAACCATTACAGCGCCAATGGCTGTATAACCGGTGCACAAAACGTAATCAGGAGATGCAAATGCAACCCAACGTAGCCGAAATATATAATACTCTTGCTGTTGACTATGAAGAAAAATATGTTAATGGTGAAGATAATGCGTATTTGCGTGACGAAAAGCTTGCTAGCTTTCATTGGCAGATGTCAGGCCTGGGCGGCGACATTGTAAGCCTTGGTGTTGGGTCTGGACAAGATATTGAAATCCTTGGTAGGCCATTTCCTGCCCAATTTCGCGGTTTTGACATCTCACAAGGTATGCTGGACAATGCAATGATTAAATTTCCTGACTATAAATTTTATTTGCATGACTGTGAAACTCAACTACCAAGTGACCAGGGTGATGCTGACGTTCTAGTTTCGTTATTCGGCGCTGCCAATTATTTGGGCGTGGGCAAGCTACTTGAACAATATACCAGACTAAATTGTACTGGTGCATTCTTTGTATTCTATAATGAACAATATCAAGATGGTGTTGTTGACAGTGACCATTACAACTTGTATTCAGAATCTAAATTGCAAGACAAATTTGCTAAATACTTGCCTGTTGTTGAACCTTTAGAAGAAAATAGCAATTATTATGTGGTGTGGTGGAATGAAGGTCGAGATTTACAATCCAGTAAAGCATGAAGATGCAATTAATAGATTTTTTGATGAAAGTGATGTGGAAAATAATATCAGCATCGCTTCATTAGCTATTGACAAACGCGAAGACTCTGGTTTATTTTTGGTAATTGACGACGGTAAGATAGCTGCAATGAGTTACACCCACGATTTCAGCAATTATAGAATTGGTGGTTGGCGCGTGTTCACTAGGACTGCAACTCATCCTGCATATCGTAGCAAGGGCTTCCCCCACCAACGCAATCTGGTCAGCGCGGCAGGCCTGTCAGCTTATACACTGCCCATGCAAGTTATGTGGGCACGGCTGCATGGTGCCACGAGTTTCTGGTTTACAACCAACTACAATGCAGGTATGGCCAGCAGTGACCGTCTGGGACAGTTCCTGGACAAAATTGTGGACGGAGATCCGCGCTTCTCGTTTTCTAGCGTGGAGACAATATATTATACACCACAACGAGTTTGGCAACTTCATTATGGATCAATCTTGCCATTGGGCGATCCGCTTTAATCATAAATTGCGTAATCACCATATCGGGCCAGGCTACGCGCAATAAGGTCTTGGTGCGCTGCATGATCCAAAATTCCCACAACACTTAATAAAATTTTAACACCAATTGGTTCTGTTGCGCCATGCAGTGCGTCCACACTGTTAAATGCAAACGCGCGGCAATGCTCTGGTAATTGGATAGCAACTTGTTCACCTGTTGTCTTTTGCAAGTAGAAGGTGTTGCCCTCTGGTTCAGTTAGATAGAACATGTATCTGCGCGGCTCAAGAGGCATCGTCGGGTCTGGTGTATCAGTATGTGGCTCAATAGTTTTCAGCTGCTTGAGCATACCCGCCGCCCCAATCTCAGTGAATGGCAACTGTGCAATAGCGCGAGCCAAATCAGGAAATTCTTCAGCAAACGATGGATTGAACGTGGTGGTTGCATTATCGCGAGTGAGATTAGATTGATCTAACCAGTCCACATAAGGCTTGATTCGGTCCCATCGCGACGGAGTATGATTTGTCGCAGTTAGCGCCCATTCATGGCGCCCTTCTTTAAATACCCAAAAGTCAGGATCGTCAATCTTATTCGCATCAAACCAATCAATTACTTTTGATGGTGCAGGAATATCAAAGTCTATGTCAAGAGGAAGGTAAAGTAATGCCATGTTGTATCCAATAAATAATGCTATGCACAACTTCCATATTCCTGAACAGTATCAATCTATCGCAGTCTTATTCAGCGGAGGCATGGATAGCACCTTGTTATTATACTTAGCTGGGTTACGCTACCCACATCGTCGGATAATTGCAGTCACAGCGGGTTGCAGCTACATAAACAACCGTGTACATCTTGAGTGGGCGAATAAAGCGTTTGCGCAAACTATTAAGCGGTTAACGCCTGGTGCAATTGATTACCATATTACCCATTACCATGATGACAGAGAAACCCACCACTGCAATCAAGCTATGGTTGAATTAAAGGATTTGGCTGATGTCTGGTTAATTGGACAAAACGCTTCGCCACCACAAGGTGCTGTTGTTTGTGATCACATAGGGAAAGAAGTTGATCTGTATGACGCATGTCCACTACCGCACAGACGCGCCAGAGATCATTCTGAATGGGCAGAGCAACATGGCTTACCTGTATATCGACCATTAGCCAATATTGACAAACAAGACGAAGTTCGTATGTTTAAAGAGTTGAAAGTGTTTGACTTAATCCAAAGCACTCGCTCGTGTCCAGGCCAATGGGCTGATCAAGAACTTATCGACTTTGTGCCCCATTGCGGGTATTGCTGGTGGTGCCTTGAACGCCAGTGGGGCTTGATGGTGTGATATACTGCACCATTTTATCTTAATAGTTTGATCTTTGGTTCCGGCGCCAATTGGTAATACTCATCTAATTCAGGAAAATGTAATGGCATGTATGAATTGCGCACTGCATCCAGAGTTTTTAATTCTTGAATCCCTTTTAGAAATTCATCATTTGAACCTTGTGGGCTTAATAAAATTTGCTCAATCCTATCATAAGGTAACCAATTCAATTGTGATATCTCGTGCTTTTTTAGTTTTTCAAGATATTTGGCCTTAATGTGATCTGGCAGATTAACTGCTCGCCATTTTGCTGGACTTGTGACAACGTTATTCCAGTTGATACGTTTATACGGTATTCCTAAATCATACACCAAATAATCATAAATGTCACCCAGATAACCTATATTAAGCATCTGGGTAGCGACCAAAAAGCTGGTAGAAATGTGCGGGTGATTTTGATAGATGCGAATATTTTTGTCAAATGTATTCCACTTTAGTCCGCTACGAACATATGCTCCACGTTCGGCCACACCATCAATACTGCACAACATGGACACACTATTAAACCGATGAGCATTGTCAAGAACAATTGGAGGAACCATTGTACCGTTTGTAATAATAGTTAGATTTAAATTCTTGGCATTGGGATTATTAATGAATCGTTCAAATAAACTAACAAAGTCAGGGTGAATCATATTTTCACCACCTACCAGATTAAATTTGTTCACGCTACTAATAATCTTGTCAATCTCATCAAAGTATTGTTCTCTGTTATTGGTATCAAATGGATTCAGTTCAACATAATTGTCTGCATCACCAGTAAAGAACTTTTTTCTTTCTGCTGCAATTTTACTGCTGGCGCTGGGCCCGCACATAATGCATTTTAGGTTACAGATGTTTCCAAGCACTTTAAAGTTGACATAGAGCAAGTCTTCGTATATATAGCTTTCTCCATTATTATGTTTGCGAACATTATCTGCAACATGCGTATAATCACTATACATGTCATTTTCTTGTATTCTACGGTGTGTAATTTTGCTGTGGGTATTACTAATACATTGCCCGCATGAATGCTTGGTCGCTTGTGTAAATTGGTCAGGATCATTTTTAAGCATGTCTGCTCTAACTTGCTGCATATGACCAGAATTAAAGAACTCCAATGGCGTCATGTTTTGTGTATTCATCGCGGCGCTGCGATCAACCTCACCGATACAGCAAACACGATAAAATCCGTCTGCTGTATGTGCCATTTGTATAAATGGATCAACGCACCATGGTTTATTTTCCATTAGATAATTCTACCAAATGCATAAAATCGTTCTGAGCAAAACCAACACTGCTCGCAGTGTACATGATCATCTGACGCACGTGGGTCGTAAAAATTATCACCAGGGCGTGTCTCGCAGCTATACGTGAACGGATAGAGCGTGTCTATTACACCATAATAGTCATAGGCTTCAAACGTAACCATTTTGTCCCGCTGAATGAACGGTCGGATACGGTGACACCCTGTGTCGTCGATGCTAAAGTTCTTCCAATTTGGCGCATTGTCACGTGATAGATCGCGACCTGGTACGTGAACCAAGAACTCTTTAAGATTGCGTGAGCCTGCTCCATGCACTTGCGTCAAACGCGACGTCATTTCATCAATGTTAGGGTTTAGTGTTATACCATTGTATAGCGCATTAAGATTATACTCTGCTATGGCCCTGGTGGTCATACGTTCTTGACCAATAATATATTCTTGACCAGAATCGTGTGAGTTATGCAGGGCAGTGTAATCAACAATATGGCCTGCACAAGCTTTTCCTGTTAATTCTTCAGTTATACGGATCACATCAGCCGCAAAATCACCATACCATGGCTTCCATTCAGAATTTAATGAGAGTGCATAAATGTTGACATCGTCTCTGTCTTTATAATAATCACAAGCTGCATAATAAATTATACTGCTATCAGCGCCGCCAGACAACATTATGCCTATATTGTTCCAATCATCCTGGAATTTCATTGTTTCAAACACGCATATATTCCTTTTATAAATGTTTAATTTCCACTCGGTCCATTGTATTGTATTCACAAATCAATTGCACCAATTGTTGTTCGCTATATTTAGTGATGAGCTTACCCACTGGAATATATCCCATTGCGTTGCGGGGATCACCTTTTGTAAATCCTAATGCAGTTAGGTAATTGTCATTTCTGTCCCACCATTCATTCATCCCATTTTCAAAGTTTTGAATACTGGACAAGGACCGATTATGAAAATAGCATGTAAAGTCTGGACTGTAAAAACGTAATGGTCGAATATTATCTTCACCAACTATGTCATCATTATCTTTGTATACGTCATAGATGGGTTTACCCACTTCACAGTAATTGATGTAGAGTTCACCAAAATACCGTTCAAATGTAAAATGCTGGTAATCTTTATCCATTAATGGATAACGTTGGCGGTTATGGAATCTAGAAACAATTCGTGGATATACCCCTTGCTTGGTGTGCCCACTGTAAAAGTTTTCTGCCCGGTGAATAATAACATTGTACCTGTCAAGGCAATCACGTTGTAACGCATTTGCACTTTTATAATAACTGCCTGGTGATAAAACTCCGCCACGTAAATTTTCAAAATAATGATGCAAGTTATTTAATTGCTCTTGTGGCATTCCCACAAATGCACGGTGTGAGATTACCTGGCTATATCGATTGAGCACGTCAATGCAACTATTCAGTTCATTAACGATCATTTCTTCAGTCCATTGCCCATCAGGAAAATTGTACAGTCGGTCTGGCTCTATTATACGATTATCGCGCTGACATTGGTCATATAGTGCCATGGACCAACGGTCACTAATTGAATTGTCATATGACTCAAACTCAATTTCAAATTCATCATTATTGCTATTTAAAAATATAAGAGAGAAAATCATGTTTTTATTTCCTTTGTTTGTGTAACTCGTAAATCAATCATGTTGTTCTGTCCACATGTTTTATGGCATTCCACCATTGGGTTTGATGATGTCCATGAATTCTCAATTGCTGTAAACGCGTGTGTATCAAAAATTTGTTCAATCTTAAAATCATCTAAACTATTAAAATTAGATGGCAATCCTAATTCGTCATGTAGCATAATATGCAGGTCACTAACAACATCGTTCCACTCATGTCGAGTATGATATATTGCTAACCAACAACATGGCCAAAGCTTAAAATCTGCCGAAATAAAGATTTGATCATGCTTTTTTGCTCTACAGCTAATGGTTTTCTTTTCTGTTATGATTGGGATAGGAGCAGCAATTCCACCATCGTAACTTTTATAAGAGTCTGCATCTCGTGGATCATCAGGCATGAGTTTAAACTCATGTGCTATATTCGTGGAAGGCTCTATCACGTATTTAACTTTAAAATCTTTGTCCACACATTTGGTATTCTTTTTGGGCCACCTGGTAGATGGCGCGCTCTTAAATACAACAAAGCCCATCTCATTTGCCAGTTTTTCGCATTTGTCAATTTGATGTTCGTTATGTTTAAATACAACCATAGACCAAGTGGCGTGGCCGCCCGCAGCAATATATGCTTTTGCATTTTTCATTATTGTATCGAATCTGGTATTGCGTCGATATAAATGATGCGTGTCTTCCAACCCGTCAATACCAAACTCAACTTTTACATTTGAGTTTGTTCCCAACCAGGACCAAAAACTAGTGGATAACGCGCTGCCTGTTGTATTGATCTTAATAGTATGCAAATCAAACAACATGATTGCCTCTATAAATTCCTTTGGCTTGGTATGCATTACAATATCACCAAAGTTACCATTCAATAGCACATTGTTAACCTCTGATAACATTGGATCAGACATGGCCTTATATATTTGCTCAGGTGAGATTTCTGTTATGTTTAATTTGGGATGGGCCAACAGTGATGCACCAAATGTCCTAACGCATTGTGGACATCTGGAATTGCACTCAGATGTTGGTTCAATATGTATCGATGTAATTCGATTAAAAATGTTCATTGCTTATATCCTATCTACTTGGTGCCTGACGTGTTTAAACATGACAACGTTTCGCCTGGCTCTGCAACTGGCTCAGCAGGCCCCACACATGATATCTGCAACGTCGGCCCATCGAACCTGCTGCTTACATAGATGGTTAGTGCTAGCATGGCCACAGACACTAAAAATACCCTTAGCGTGTCTACCACAAATTCCTGCCAACTCTGTCCACTATTTAACATTTGTTATCTAATTCCTATTCGCATAAACCGTGTATATTTTTCTAATTTCATTTCACCATCATATAGCACTTTGGCCAAAGGTGTTTGTAATCTAAATGCATCAAGGTCATGCGATGTATTTACATGTTCAACAATGTCTGCATAATCATTGCTCTGCAATATTACTATTTTGCCTGTGGGGATTTTGTCATACCATTTATCAAAGTCAATAATATGTTCGCAGCTTGTGTTAATGATCGTGTCTGGGGTATCTGTAATGGGCTTGCTACAACGACCGTTTGCATTGCTCCAAGCAGTCCATCTATGACTATTGAAATTAATATTGTGTATGTCGTCTGTAATAGCCTTAAATTGCCAGTTGTCCTGCCAGGGGGCGTTAAACTTATCAGCAACAGCTACAACAGCTGGATCCATGTCAAAGCTGCGAACCTTGTCAAGTGCAATGCCATGCTCAAACATCAGTGTTGCTAAAATACCATACCAACCGGCGCATAAGAACACAGTTCCCAGGTTGATGTCAAGTGTTTTTATTGCATTAATCAACCACATCTTGCTTCTGAGTTGGCCTTGACTCAGACTATCATTATCGAAACGTGTGCCACTTGCATGGCAGCTTTTAATTGTACGCACAATTTGATTATCTTGTAAGTCAAGTAACAATCTATACATGCTCCAAGTATTATCTTCTAACAGGAATTTACGCAAGTCCCCTGATCCCATTTCGTCTCGTGGATTGAATTCAGGCTTCCAGGATCCATCTATCAGATGGAATAGTTTATGCCAATTGTCGTCACGCAACGCGATCCGTAAATTGTCAAGCTCGTCGCCATGAAAATTAATAATGGAACGATGTATGCTGTTTGGGTCACGATCAATATACGCACGTCGCAAATCCGCAAATCGTGTGTCGTGGGGATAGAGTATTTCCATCCTGTCAAGAAGCTGTTCTCTAGTTAGCATGTTTATCAAACATTTCTTTTAACCAATCAAAGTCATTAATCTTATTAAGGATGTCTGTCCGAGCAGCATAGCGTTGTCCAAAGTCTCTGCCCTGTAATGCCCCCAGCCTACAAAAGTCAGCAAACGGCCGGCGCTTTGTCACAGTCTGACACCATTTTTGTAAGCGATACATGTTGTCTGTATTGTCTCCATTGGGAATGATAGCAGATGACAATTTTGTACACTCTCTAAATGCACTCTTCCATGTATTAAAGGGGCAAGTATTAAATGCAGTAGTGTTGCTGATCTGAAATTTAGGCACAAACGTAGCACCAATACTCGTGGTCATATCTACATTCCACTGGGTGGCGTCAAGAAGTTTTTGTTTTGGAAATAGTTTTGCTGCTCCATACCCATATATTAAGTCATTGACAGGGTTCCTGGACCGCCATACAAATACACATTCAGTTTCTGGAATTGTTTCGTATACAAACCGATCAGACTGTGGTGTAAATTTAAAACTAAATTCTTCTTCAATTATTGCGTCAGCGTCTACCACATAAAAATGTGATGTCTTGCTTTGTCGAGCACATTCTTGATGAGCTTCAAAAATACCTTTGATACCATGTACTCGCTTTGCGTTTGGTGCAAACAGTTGTAGCAATTTAAAGTTGTCGTCAGCAAACGGTTCATCGTAGCTTAGAAAAAATACATCAAGCATAATTGGTCCTTTTTTATAGTATACAATATCCTGGGCGTGATGTCAAATGTAAGAATCTACTAGCCATAATTCTTCCAAATAAAGTCAAGCTCAGGAAATGTGCCCGGCGTGTCTTCGCCACGTATAGTATCAAGTGCTCTGGTTTTATTAACAAATTCTGTCAGGTGGCTGTCTGGTAATTGATGTGCATCCATAAATGTCAACGTGTGATCGATTGTGCCAAATACAGTGTTTAGTTTAGCAGGGTCATAATTATCATTCAGATGTTTTTTATAATCCATCCATTTTTCACGTATTTGCTGTTTCATATGAACTGGTAACGCTTGTATATTATGATGTTGTGGTGTACTTAAAATATTATAAAAACAGTCATTTGCCCCAAGCAATCCTCGCTGCAAAAAATCCAAGTGCAATTCTGGTAATTGAAAGATAGACAAAATTTGTACAGTTGGCGCAATTCTAAACCAGACATTAGGTGCCTCATTTTTAATACGATGACTGTTATCAATTATGTCTTGCCACACTGTATCTTTTCGCAATATTTCTGCTCTTGCACCTGATGCATCAATACTAGCAACACATTCTACCCATTCAAAATCTTTCCATAGCTCAACTATATCCTTGCGTTTGTATATTAACTTGGCCAAGTTTGTACTGTAACGTATTTTTGTTTTGAATAATTTGTTGGTGTGTAAATATTCAATAATACGATAATGCTCGTCCATAATTAACGGCTCACCACCTGCAAAATACAATTCCTCTACATTAGGCAAATATTCTTCTAACCTATCCAATAAGCCATTTGAATCCTTTACACTATGCATAATTGCCTTATCACTATTTCCTGTTAGATACTGGTTATCATTATAGTCTTTTTTTAGTTTTTTTGCATCTGCAAACCAGCGGCTACTAGAAAAATGACCACACATTCGACACCGCATGTTGCATATATTACTAAAACGGATATCCCAGTAAATGGGTTTGCTGTCAGTGCTAGTACCGTCTGGTGCGGTATTCAGAACCCAGGGCGCAACAGTTTTTTGAAACTTATTAATTCCATCGATTCGTTGACTCCAATTACCTGTAGCTTCCTTTTCATAACAGGACTTGCAACTTTTATGTTTTTTGTCAGCCATCATGCTTTGTCGGAACTCACGCATTCCTTCGCCATTCCAAATTTCATCATAGGATAGTTCATTAATATTGCCCATGCTATGCTTATAATCTGCAATACAACATGGCAACACATCCCCAGAAGTTGCAACGTGCAAATGTGCCCAGGGCATTACACAATAAGCTTTTGTGTTTTCAATAATATCCGCAGAAGTGGCATTATTTTCAATTAGACTTTTTAAGTCTGTTTTGGAGTCATTTGCCATTAAGTGCCTTCTCTCTGTATGGTAATACATTCCCCAAGCTAACCTTATGGTAGGCAAAAATTGGGTCCTTTAGTATTTGTGTAAATTCGTCATGATTGGGATGGGTGGTCTTCCATATACATTTTTCTTCATATGCTGCGGCATCCCAAGTGCCCCAATCTGTAACAAGATTAAAACTCAGGCTGGTTGCATTATTATAACGGGACCTGATTAAATCCACAAAGGCAGGCATCTCTCTGAAGTTATCATTTTGCACTACAAAGTCGTAAGATAGTTTCATGTTTGGATATTCAATTTGGCGTGCATTCAAAAAATCACAATTCTCTAATAATAGATCCCATTTTCCACCAAGGCGGGTAACATTTTCGTATGTGTGCTTTTGTGCAGCATCATAACTGATTCGGATGTAGCCTAAATTATCATGTATATTTTTAATTTTATCCCACATTTTAGGAGTAAACATAATACCATTACATTGCATGTTAACGACTAGATTAGGGAAATCACTGCCTTTTAGCGATGTCAACATGTCTCTATAAATCTTACTAGCAAATGGATCACCGCTGCCTGTAACATGAATACTAAATTTACGGTCAGTAGGCGTGGTTAGAAAATCAGCAATAAGTCGATCGTTTATATGCTTGCGCTTATCATACTCTTTGCCAGATGTAAACAATATTTTTCCGATACGACAACTGGGGCATTTCAAATTGCAACTTTCATCATTACTAAAATTAATCTTTGTGGGCAGTTCTTCCACTATAGTTGACCTATTGGACACCGCTTTAAATTCTGGTATTGCAGATGGGTATTTTCCAGACTCAATAGATTCCAGTGTGGGCAGGCTACCATCTTGTATATGTGGACACTGTATATGATTACAATAGTTCCATTTGCCATTAAAAACTTGTTGTCGTAATTGCTGCGCTTTTTCACTATTCCATATTGTTTTCATATCGTCTTCAAGAATATTACCAATGGAATAAGGAAGCCAGGACGGGCAGCACATCCATACACGACCATACATATCTATCTCAACCCAGGTAAATGGTTTACTGCAATATCGCCCTGTTAAATCTTTTTGCTCAGCAACACTGCCGTTACTGTCTTTTATCCAAACGTCTCCAAAGTCTGGAGTTGATGTTTGGCTATTATTCTGCGGCGCAAATGGCCGTATATTAGGTGTGTTCTTGGTCATTTCAATGTTCCTGCAGTGCGTGGTAAAAACTTATATTTGTGATCCACGCAATTTGTATTACTTTACCCATAATGATCCTGGACTGCAATTACGATTATGTGATGAAAATCCTCGCATAATATCTGCATCTGCCCAGGAAAAATAAGTGTCGCCTGATTTAAATCTGTCCCCAAATCCAATAGTTCGTTCGTCATATTTAAGTTTCATGCAATATGGATGTTCGTAATTAATGTGCATCCATGTTGCACCGTGAACATGCATCGCCTGTGCTTCAGCATTAAATTCAGTCATTGCTGCATTGATAAATTGTGTTTGTGTGCGCAACCTGTCAGGGACTGTGACATCAGGTGCGTCTGGAAACACATCAAAATTAGTTGCGGTGGCGCGCCAGGGTGTGTTGCCTGAATATGTACTATTGCTTCGTAGTTGGTTAATAAAATCATCATGGAATTTAGATGATTCACTTGCACCTGGTACTACATCACCATTTAACGCATCTCGTGTAACATGTGCTGAGTCCAGTCCGATATTGGCCACTAGCATCCAGCCGCCGCCATCAGATGTCATGTCACACCAAATATAATATCCCTGTATCTCATACCAACCAGTAACTGCATTTGGATAAAGTTGTTTGATTTGCCATGCATTATTCATATTCAGTATAACCTTCCATATCCCAACCATGCGCTTCTTTTAGCTTTTTATTATAAAAGAAACATAGCATGGCTTTGCGACGGTGCGCTTCTAATTGTATTTCGTTACCATGCCAATTTTCAAATCCACACGGAAATATAATTCCTGTGTTGGGCAAGTAAGGTGCGTAGTCGACGACTCTGAAATCGTTGTCGACCTTACGGTAAACACTGGTGCCTAACCAAGGATGTCTGTCATGTTCAGGTTGATATATTACCATAGAAAACACTCTGGGACCGCCGTCCAGATGTGGCCTGTAACTGTATCCTTGGTCCCATTCAGTTAATTGCAAATTAAAGCTCTTGACTTCAGGATCCTTTACATGTGTAAATAATTGGTAAAAATATGATTGCAACGGTGCCATAGCGGCTGCTAGATCAGTACGATCATAGGTAGCATGGTCCAGGCTTCGGTTATATTCCTCTATGGGAAGAATATCCTTTATTACCATATACTCAAATGGGGCAGTAATCAATACAGAATTGTTAAATCTGTCAACAATAAAATTATTTAGATAATTTTGATATTCGTTCATGGCTGCTCTTTAAAATCTGTTGTTGAGTAGATGCATCTATGCACAATGCTATTGCGCCCAAGTCGTCCACTTCAACCTTATGCCAAAATTCGCTATATAATGACGATAGATTTTCAACTGTTGAAAATCTATCGTAGTCAAAACAAACAATATTGCCATTATAGTTAATTGCATTAAACAATTTGTAATCGTGTGCTATAATATATTTATTACCAATTTGGCAGGCTGCATTTGATTCGATTGCCTGATATGCTGCAACAATACTATCTACTGCAAAATCAATTGAGAAATTATTAATAAGTGAAAATAACAGATCACTGCCTGGTATCATTTTAAATTGAAAGTACATATGTCCGTTTTTAGTTTTGGTATCTATCCAGATATCATTTAAATAAATGTTCCCAGCATTTTTGAAAGTCATCATTGTTTGAAAAAGATGCTGCCCATATAATTCAGTATATGCCTTGACTTTATAGGTATCATCCCAATAGGTATGATGTTGACTTTCCATACCATTCAAGTTATCAAACTGTGCAACCTCCCCATTGGGGAATTGTCTGTATTGGCTATTGCTATCAAATGTAGTATTAAATAATTCATTTATGACATCAATCATAATTATACCATACTACTGAATGGCGGAACCTTACCATCATAATAAAGGCTACCAATGTGCTTTTCAACTTGCGCGCGCCAATCATTATAGTCTTGCTCGCTGTATCTAAATTGATGCCAATCCCATGCATTGCTGGTCCAAACATAAGCAGTTGTGGGGGCGTTGTTTGTATGCTTGCGCACAAGATCTAACACTGTATCAACTTCATCAATAATGTTACTTACCTTATAGATTTTTTCAGCTTGCTGATATGTATGCCACATTGTTTCCCATTCACTATCAGTTATATTTAGGAACTCACGTTCTTTCCTAATAGTGCTACCTATTAAGTTAATATCACTGCGAATAAAATCACAACTTGGATTGTCTTTTTGATATTGAACATACATGTCTGTCAACGCTGCATCAGTTATATCTGTATAGTAATGTTGATCAAAATGTTTACGCCAATGAATTTCGCGCGGGCTAATATCAGCATATATCACTCTGGTATCAGTTGTAAATCCAAACTTGCACAAGGTATAATATGGTTTAAATCCTGCCGCCACACCAATCCAATAATCCAAAACAAAGTCCTTGTGCATTGTTTTGCCAATATTGTCCAGGGGCTCTGTATTGGTGACGTAGATCCATTCCAACATTTCTTCTACAGGATAACTTGGCGATTGCAGGCCAGTATATGTGGGATTAACTGGTAGGAGAGTACGCTGCGGTTTTGCAGTTTGTTTTGATTGTGCATTATCATTTAGGTTAATTTCAAATATTACCCGCTTATTCATTCCATAAAAACTGTCAGGCAATTGCACCATATGTTCTTTGTGGTAGAATGTAGATTTAAGGGCGGCAAAATCAGCAGGCCAAAAATGTGCAGGGTTGTCATAATGAATATCACATATTAAGATTAGTTTTGGATTATAACGAGCAATATAGGCATCAATTATTTCCACAACACGATCTTTATTGTAATAGAACATGCCGCCAAAAATCAAACAATCATAAGATCCCTGGAAGGGAGGATTATCCCAATCACCTTCTTTCCAATCTGTGTTGGGATATTTTGCGCCTGGGTATTTGGTTGCAAGCCTGTCAGGCACATCAGGCACAATATCAAATCCGTGATATGTTATGTTGGTGTCAAGCCATTCCAACGGACGGGCCAAACGACAACCAACATCCAATACACTATTGATACCATGTTGCTGTATTATCTGTGCCTGAAGTTTAAACATTGAATTTGCATCAATAGTGTCAAGCGGTTCAAATCTGTCCTCAGGATGGGCCATTATAGTTCTTCTTTTGCTTGCTTACATGCTGCATAAAATTCTGTCATTTCAGGAAACACTGCGAGGAAATCAGTATTACGTCTTTTGTCAAGCGTATTTATATAGTCGTAAAATTTGGCTCTGGCCACACGGATATCTGCATGGCCTTCCCGTTCTGGTGCATTCTTCTTGTTAAAGTACAGCCTATGGTTTACAATCCTAGCAAGTTTGTCCAGTTCATGTGTTTCAAATCCACCAGGTAGCGGCCAACCTTCAGTAACTGAGTGCGCTCCCATGTATTCAATTGCTGGCAACAAATGATCTTCCACCAATTGATGTGTTGCAAAATGTGCATCCATTTGCTCAGGGTGTCTCAAGTAAGGGATATCCAAACTTACTGTGGTCATATGTGACTTGTTTTTGAGCTTGTGCGTCGCAAAATCCTTGTTTCCGATTTTGAACCCAGTTTTTTCAGATAATTGTGCAATGGAATTATTTGGACTATGTAGTAGCTTGAGTGCATGGACCCATTCCAACATCTGTTTGAAGCTAGTAATACTCAGGATATTAAACGCTGACATGATTGTCAGTCTGATGTTATCCATTGCAGCAATTTCTTCAGACCTGGCTTTTAATAGTTCAAAGTCCAGTCCTGTGCGAGCATACTCTGCACGCGGTCCCCAACCTTCAATACTAGTATACAATGTAATTTTTTTAACACAATCTGTATCACGCATACGTGTTATCAATTCTATAAATTGCGCCCATAGTTTGTCTGGCACACTAAAGTTGCTGTTAATTGAAAACTCCATATCAGGTTTTGGATTCGCAATTAACCATTCCATAATTTTAAATGTGTCTTTGCTCATTAATGGTTCGCCACCTGTAATACGAAAGTGTTTGAGGTTTGGCATTACATCAGGAACCCATTTCCAAAATGCTTCAATGTATGGATTGTGGTCTCGTTTTTTGTAATTCAATGCATCAAGATCAGCGTGGTTATGTTGTTCTGTTTCGTGTGCTGTACCTTCAAGCAACTTGATTGGCCCATCTTTTTTAAGCTCCTCAACCCATTTGCTGCTAAACTCAGGACCACAATACGTGCATTTTAAATTGCACACATTACTAAAGCTAACCTCAAGATAGGATGGGTAGATGTTTTCGTCACCAGACAACTTAGTTATTTGATCATGTTGCTCATTTGCCCAGGGTTCAATACTTTTATAAACACGGTCACTGGTGCCGCCATCATCCTCAATGCGCCAACAATAATCACATTCACTTGGACGGTCATTATTTAACATCTGTTTTCTAGCTTTTTTCAGATGTGAAGTATTGAACAATGCACTTGGACTTTTTGCCAATTCATCTAGTGGGATTTTATGTGGTGTAGGATGATGACAACTATGCGTCATTCCTGTACCCAGATGCAATGTAACCTGTGTAAACTTGGCCAGGCAAAAACCACACCCTGTTGAATCCAACAGGTCGCGCATGTTCGTATTATTATTTGCATTGTTCTGTATCATACCATGGGAATATCGATCCCATTTGACATCAGTAAATTTTTTGGCCATATCTTTTCCGTTTCAATTGGGTATCTTATATAAAATTAACTACTTGTTCTTCTCGCACCATTGGAGCGGTCCTTGCAGGATTGATGTATACTTCCTTGAAGAACTTACAGTCTTGTATACTCAGGTCAGCAATCTCTAAGTCAAGTTCCTGCCTGAGTAGGTCTCCCAGTGCAATGCTACTATCTGACACCAGCATACGGTCCCAGATATATCCTGTGTATTCACATGTTTGTATGCCCATGATTAATTCTCTATGTGCTGCAAACATTGGTGCAACTTCTTTATACCAATAATTGTTCAACCATTCAAAGTCACGAACATTTTTCCAATCCCATTCATCACGGCGCAGATTCGCCATCACACAGCCCAGACGAGCGCCGTACAGCGCCCATACTCCATTTTTTGTATCAGCACCCACACTCATCCAAGTTAGCAATCTTTGATAGTTTTTACGGTGAATTTTTTTGATGTGTGTTTTGTCCACAACATTACCAGCTTCAAGCGTCATCTTTACGCCTTCTCTGAATCCTGCGCGCCAAGCTTGTAACGGGCTGGCGTTATTATATACATGGCTATACACGTTGTTCATTTGTACGTAGTTGATGTTCCAGCAGAAGTCAACCTGAGCACTGTGGTCATTTTCAGGTGCTGCTTCATGTGTGCGCATACGTTCAATTACATGCTTGGGCCAGCATTTGATGCCACCGTTTCCATATATAAGTCCGTTTATTTCATTCTTAGCTGCCCAACTAATTACATCATCACGCCCAATGGTGTCCATATCAATTTCTAAATTAAAGAATTCTGCATCAACAATATTATCTGCATCAATAGTAATTAGTCTGGAGGTCTCGCTAAGCTTGGCAGCGGCTTTATGTGCGGCATCACTTCCATACACGCCATGGCTGCGCTTTGCCCAGGGACATTTATCCAATAGATCCTGCCAGTTATTATTTGCATTTGGTTCATCATAGCTGATAAAAACAATGTCAAAATCATTAATTGGGGTAAGTGTCATTTATCTTCCTTTTGGTTACTTTAAGCGTGGGATTTTGATAGATGATATTAACGTCGTCAATATCAAAATCAACTAAAAATCTTTCCTGATGCCCCAGTCTCAGTCGACTCATGTCCATTGAAAATTCAGCCAGGTACATATCAGGAGAGTCGCCCACAACATAAAATGTCATGTGGCGGTGTAATACACCACTTGCTGTTAATTGCTCTGCACTGATATTACTACTTAGTGTAACACAATTATTGTATTGTGTAAACGCAAGATGTGAACCAGTTTGATTTTTTACAGCTTGCCAAATATGTGGCAAATTAATAGTAGTTACCAGGCTAGTGTCAACATATTCAGCATCTGTAACTTCAAAATAATAATTCTTAAAATAACGGCGTGTTAGAAAACTTAACTCATAAGGGTTGCTATATCTTGCAACATCACCAATGTGATGCACAATTTGTCCATTGTGTATAAGGTCGCTCAGGGCAAAGCTTATCGTCTGGATTAAATAATCTGGGTCACCGTCCTTGGTAATATGAAACTCAAGATTATCAGGACCATCAATTTGAATTTCACGTCGTATATTTTGTGCAACAAGATGAGAAATCATAGCTTGATTTACTTCAAACACTAACATCTTATTCTTTTTATATAGCTTGACCCTTATATCCCATTCTTCAAGCTTATGGTTTGGTAGCAGGTACAAAGCTTCTTCACATATGCGTAACCGCAGATATTCTGACTTGGATACTAATTCAGGTAGATTACTCACAACATAATTTTGATCACTATCGTTGCCTTTGATAATCTGATGTGCTATGTCATCTTGTGTTACCAAAAGCGGTGCAGTTATATCATTACGTATAGCATGGCCAACAGATATTATTTCACCTGTCCAATCATTATAGTAAACATAATATTGCGGATTAGATTTAGCTCGTTTTTGTATTGTAACTGTCATTTATTTTTCGCATTATATCAGTTGTCAAGAACTGTGGGTAACCGTAATGGAATAGTCCACGCTGTCTGTGATTGTTTATTTTTACTTGCAGATTATTTGTTACCCAAACAGTGTATTGCTCTTGCCAATTTAACGGATTCTCAATTGTGGGATCAAACAAAAAATTAATTTTTAGGTCATTGTAGTTAAACAATTTTAGCTTGGGGTAATTTTCACCCAACATGCTTACAGTTATACCGCACATCAAATCAAGATCAAAGTCAGCTGGCCTATATTCAGGTAAGGTAGCATAATAGCTTTCCCGCCAGGACCGAAATACAGGATCAGCCATCTTAAAAAATTCACTTGCAATTTGACTTTTACGAAAATACACCACCTTTGCATTATATACTGCAATGTTGTTACGGACATTTGCATGTGTGCGCTCCACATCAGTACATAAAATGCTGCGAAAATCACAGGAGTCAGCAAATGCTATATCAATATCACTTGTCTGATGCCACAGCATTTCCATATTGTCCAGGGCAATACTATAATTATGTATGGCTATTGTTTCTTCAAAAGGTGTGCAATAATAGATCTGCCACCAATCAATCATTATATCATTGTGGCTTGCTTCTGTTCTTTTGAACGGCAATTCCACAATATAATTGAATCCTTCTTCATATTCTGCAGGAACATCAAGAAAATTATTAACAACAACGCATGTTTCGCGTAGTGGATCACTGATCTTAAGACTAAGGCTTAACGCATATGCTGCTTTAATATTTTGTATACTACCAGCAGCATCAACACCAAGAATGATATACCCTTGTTTCATTTGCTATCCAATTTTTCTATAAGTGCAGTAAAGTTTCGATCCAAACTGCGCTTGTTCATAACATGTATATTTTCACCAGTGATACGAGTAAGAGAATTTTTCCAATTTTCTTTATTATTGTTCACCAAATAAATCCAATCATCTACTGCATTAATTTTTGCAATATCATCACGTTGGCTCATGTTTATTAGTTTACCAGGAAATTTACCAATACTACTTCCTGCCGCCATACCATCCATGATATGACGCGCAATTGAAACGCAAAAATCAGTTCTGTACATTCCCTTGGGGAATCCATAAAGCAATTGATAAAAATTATAATTGTCTGATATGTGTGCCCACAAGTCAAAGAATGTATTGGCGCCATCACTGTTCCGATTAAAGTAAATGGCAGTGCTCCAAATCATCGGGATACCAGTGGTGTGCAAGAATTGTTGTGGGTCAGCTGGCGGCTCGCCTATCAAGTCTTCTGCTTCATGAAACATAATTACATCTTCATTACTATCAAAACAGTACTCGAGCTGATTGTTTTGTAGAATATAATCAGTATCCAAAAGTAACGTGCGATCGTACGGCGTGTATTCTATAATGCGATGCTTATTTGTATTCTTAAAGTCACTTACAAAGTTAGTGTACGGGGAGTCATAATGTATTCTTTTGTTATGCGTAAAATTGCTGTCCACTAATATGATTTCGTCAAATGCGTCAGCAGTAAATTTGCTGGTTGGCGTTTGCTTATGATATTCCAGCGTTCCAGCATCAGTAATTAGACATACTGGCTTGTCTGGCATCGCATAACGGGCGTACCGCGCTGCTATTATTGCCAGTTTAATATAATCAATTTCGTTTGTATTATAGGCAAATAAGACGACGCCGGAAGTTTCTGTCATTACCAATCCATTACCTTCTTGACGTTACGGGCAGTTGCAAGCTTTGCCAAATCAACAGAGTATTCATTTGTAGCCATAAAGTACGCGTTCATCAATTTATCTTTGAATACAAGCAAATCATTTACCTGTATTGTATTGCCACGAGTATCAATTAAAATAGCTTCAGTATGTCCCCCCAGCAACAATGTGGCTGCAAATCCAATTGTTGTACTGTCTGCGGTAAACACACCATCATTATGATGCACTACTATCATGGTTTCAAATCTACGTTTTAGTGCAATGCGGCGGTTTTCAATCGTGATACGATAATTTGAAAAGGCCAGCGCCTTTTCTAAACGGTCATCCATATATATTCATCCTTATGATAACACCATTATAGCATCTATATGAATTTTGTCAATGGAAACAAATAGTTAAAAGAGAGGAATTGGCTCAAAGTATACGTCTGTCATATCTACTACACCGCCGCCGCCTGACGTGCTGCTGAATGTGATATTGACTCGTGACACTGGACCAGCTATTTGGAACAATGCGCTTGCCGCTGCATCTGTTGGTAAAAATGTACCACCAGTTGCTGCTACAGTTTGAGCTGTAACATTAAGGTTGGCGCCTGGTGTAATAACTACCGCAGTTTCATTGTTTGCAGCATCATATGCGATTACTGTAATTGCTTCGTTGCGATTGGCACCTTCGTCAATGTCAGAAATTCGGAACGCAACATTATTGACATTAGATGATGCAGCTTGTCCAGGGTTAGCTTGGAATTGTAGCGAGAATGATGCTTGGTTGCCACTTGTGGTACCAGATCCTTGTTGCGTCATTGCACTACCGCTTGCATCAAAGCATTCACCTGTACCAACATATACCGCAGAAGTTGCTGTTATTGATGTGGCACCGCTTAGCAATGCTGTCCAGGCGTATACCACGTTCATAACACCAGTGTCTTGTGTAAATCCAGAGCTAAGGTCTGTTCCTGCGCCACCTTGCGTGATCCAGTTCAGTGATTCCTTACGATACGCAACACCAGCATTACTGGTATATGCACCAAATGCTGTACCATCTATACCGTCAAGGCTGAATGTTGTGGCGTCAATTACGGTAACTGTGTAGCAATTACCGTTTAGTTCCGTCATGCCAACAACATCAGCAATACGTACCATCTCGCCAGTTGTCAATCCAGTTGTATCACTTACTGTAATTACTACTGGATTGGCCTGTGTGGCACCTGCGATTGTAAACGCTGATGCGAATGATGTACCAGTGCTAACAAAACTTTCTTGCGCTGTCAATGTAGGTATAAAATTAGTTACCGCATAAGTTGCACTATTGTCTATTACAGCCTCGGCTAACGTATATCCTGAATTCTTTGTGGTTGTACCTTCTACAAATTGTGGAAAGTCTGTGTCATCCAACACTGCACGGATATCAATACTAACATTGCCTGCTGACGGGACGTTCTCTAATAGGCGTGCCTCCCAGCGAATAACTAATGCATTATATGTTGAGTATGCGTCAGGTGTGCCGTCAGTGTCAATAGGGTTTGATGGGCTTGAGCTTGTAAACACTGTTTGATAAGTTCCAGTAAGTTCATATGCACCAATACCAGATGTAATGCCATTTGAACCAGTTTGCCTGGCTGTATCATAGTTCATAATCAAGGTACCCATTTCAGTTACCACTTGATTCCAGTTTGCGTAACCAGGGTTATTTGCATTGCCAGTCATACTCAGTGCGCTACGTATTTCGCAACCAGCATTTAAGAAATATCGTAGATCATTATATGTAGTCCATGAAAATCTGGTTGTGGCTGCTAGTTGTGCTGTCCAAGGTTCTGATCGGGCATATGTTAAAATACTACCAGATACAACTGCTAAATCATTTGCCCAATAAGTACCGCCAGTTAAAATGTCAGCAGTGATAAAGTTTTGTACGGCCACAAATTCGGTTGGTGTAATTAAAGCACCAACTGCAACGCGTGTTACTTCGTTTGTACCACCTGTGCGCAATTCAGTAATGTTCAATTTGTCAATAAGGTTATTTGTATTTGCCTCAACATAGGCCTGCAATGTAGCTTCATCAGACAAAATTTGATCACCAATTACAATTGGATGAACGCTTGCTTGCTGTCCCCACCCGTAACGGTGTGCTGTTCGTACATATGCAAAAATTTGCGTACCGGCTACCACTGGGCTAATAATTGTGACACTATCATTGCCTGATAAATTTATGCTTACTGTATAATCTGTTCCTGAGATCAGGGTTACATCATTTAATGTGACCACAATAAAGTCAGCTGATGTAATTTGTCCTGTTAGAGTAAACTCAGTGCCTGCTGGTTGATCACTTCCCGGAATGGTATTCAATATGATGTTTGAACTATAATACCCCAAGCCAACAGTATTATCACTATAAAGTCGATTGACTTCTAATGCTAATGTGTTGTAATCTTGAACCTCAATTGGTAGTCCGGTTGTTAATACCACTTACTTTGTTCCTACTACTGCCTCAACGACACCTGCTTCGTCGTTAATTTTATTCTCTAGTGCGCGGCCTATAACAGTATATACGCTTGCACGATCTAATACGCCTGCCATTGCATGTCCTGGTACTGATGAAGCTACAAGCCTATCACCTTTATTTACTTTGCCAATAACTTTAACTGGAATTCTGCCTGCCAGGGCCACGT